ACAAGCGGCTCGGGCCCACTTGCACGACCACCAAAGGTCTTGAGGCGAGTTCCTGCAGGGCGCACCGAAGATACGTCCCACTTTGGGACTTCTCCAGCCCATAGCAAGGCCATAATCTGACGAAGCGATTTAGCCCATCCTTCTTTGGAGTCTTTAACGTGAACCACAGTATTAGACTCATAAAGCTTTTCAGGAATCTCAGGTAAACGGTTGACATACTTCTGCTCCACAGAGAAACCTACACCTGTACCACACAAGAGAATGTACATAGCCTCGTCAAAGGCCTTAGGGTCGTCAATAGGCATGTACGAACAGTTGTAACCAGCTACGTTCTGACGCTCAAGGGCATCACCTGAAGTCATGATACTTCGCATGGAAGGCATCACGTCCAAGTTCAACACAGCCTTCTCAAGACGCTCACGCATCTCATGGGACATGATATAGTTATTATTCTTAACTAAAAGGTCTTGCATGAAGTCAAAGTAACGAGCTGTAGTCTCGCTCCAGTGCTCACGGCGACCTTTGTCGTCCAAGTAGCGGCTGTATCGAGATTTTGCGATATAAGTTTGGTAGGGGGTCATTGTTGTCATTGTTTGTTGTTCTCTAGTTCAATTAGTTTTTCAAGGTAATGGATTGCCTTTTGGAGATCAGCTATACCGCCCTTGTCTCTCCAGCGGGACACGTATTTTACACAGTTTCCTTCAAAATAGCCAAGGTTATTTGCGTAAATATAGTCCCAAGGTTGAATTTCTTTATCTTTGTAATGCTTTCCGCTTACTTGTTTAGCATTGGCGTTAGTGGCACTCAATCCAGACATGTATTCCTCGATCTCTTTAACTGTTGTTTTCATTGTTTGAATACTTTCGTTCTAAATACTCAATAGACAGCAACATCTCATCGAAGTGCCCATCTTGTACGTCATTTAAGACAACCAAGCCGCGCCAGTGCCTATTACTGAGCTGATCCATGTACCCCTCATCGTGAAGATAATAAGATCCAGCAATAATAGCACACACAGACTTACCATCAGCACGTTTACCGTACGCAATAGCTTTGCCTTGTTGGTGGCCTGCCACACACGATTGATGAAGCTTACTAATGATCGCAGCGGGCGTTGCAGCAGGACGACCCATAGCCCCCACAGGCCAATAATGACTAAAACCAACCCCTCCAATAAAAACAGGACGGAGAAAATCGTGTACCTCCCAATCACGTTCATATTCTAGATCCTTTGTGGAGATTAAACCCTCAAGCATAGGGTTGTTGTTAACAGCTCGGTTGATACGGTTCTCATGGTTGCCTAGAGTCAGTACCATACGTGGCTTGTAAACCTTGTGCTTGCTTTCCTTCTGAGTCTTCTGTAGATCACGAAGAGGTTTAAGCAGCATAGACATACCGAGCTTAGCTGCCTCAATGTCTTTCTGATAGCGAAGACCTTCAAAGTACTTACTGCCTGCTTTGTCGTGGGTAGACAGACTAGGCATATCAGCATGATCTCCAATGTGAATTACAACGTCAGGTCTATAGTCACAGATAGCTTTACCAGCCCATGTGAGATGCTCCAGAGGAACACCTTCACGTATTTGGGTATCAGGGATTACTAAGATCCTCACTCTGCTTCACCTGACTCGTAAAGCTCAGGATGAGCAAGCAATAAGAGCTGCAAACGATCATCATTTAAACTACGCCCATAGCCTGCATACGGCACACCTGTCTCTTTGTCAACCCCGTTCGTAGGATACTTAATTGAGTAATACACTTGCTCTTTGATGTTGTATCCATAATGTTTACTCATCACATCTAAGATCTGATCTAAAGTATCCATCCAACTATGCTCACTAGTGTCCACAATGAAGTCATGCTTAGTAGGGACAATTTCACCACCCCCGTCCCAAGCACCTGTGCGCATCTCAAACGCCCAATAGTCCTCGTCCACTATTTCGATATTATCGACAAACGATACAGGTTTTGTCCACAATAGAGAGAACTTTTCTTTCCAATAATCTAGCGTGTCTTTAAACATTGTCGCTCCCTTTATTTTAGGTTGTTTGTTAATCTGTTGAAAGTATTGTGTCAAAAGATTGAACGAATAATACTGCTTACCGATCATCTCCCGATCCTCCAATGACATTACGTTCTTTACGTGAAGCAAGTTTGTCAATGTTCATCTGAGCAATCTCTTCAAGATCAAAAGCGTAGATGCTGCACATCCCACTTACAAACCAGAGAATATCACCAATCTCTTTCTTCACGTTTTTGATGTCAAGATCAGTATCCTCATCACGATACCATTTAGCGTAAAGGCTACTTAGTTCACCAACCTCACCTTGCAATCCCAACAGCATGTAATTCACACTTGTAGCTGAAGGTTTAGCAAAGCTGTAAGCTTGTTCTTGGTACTCATTCAGGGTCATACTTCTTCCCTTCTTCAATGCCTCGTTTAAGCATTTCAATGAACGCAAAGCGTATCAGCTGTGCCTGTTCCTCGTTACTTAGGCTGACAGTGTAGTCAGCGCTGCCGTCTTCATTTTCTTTAATTAGATCTAGTTCCATTTGAAACCTTCTTTCGTTGTTCATTAAGCCAATGTTCAGGGATTGTCTTGTCTGCGTACAAGAACCCATTCTTCTCACACCATTGAGCATACGTTGTGTATGAGCCCTTAGCTAGCTTCTGTTTACTGTTCGAGAACACCAAACGGATGTCAAGCTCAGGATGCTGTCGCTTGATGAGTAAATGCTTCTTACGATCTGCGACCAAGAATCTACCCTTAGTCTCCACGATGATCCCGTTATCAAGCACAAAGTCAGGCGTGTACTGGTGTTCACTCGCTGGCTTGATGTACCTGATCTTAGTCTTTTCGTAGGTAAAGGGAATACCTGCCTCAGTAAGCATCTTAGCTACATCGTCCTCTAAGCCTGATCTGAAACCATGCTTGAGAGCTACTTCACGCTTCCCCATTGCTTTACGTGTTACCACTTGTCTTAGTCCTTACAACTTCGTTTTTTCATATTGATGCAACAAAGCACCAAAAGAATCTACAAACACTTCATCGTGGCTCGTGTGTCCCATTGCAAACATGACAGCGTGAACTAACTCATGAAAGAATGTCTGCTCAGTAAAGTTCTTGTTCATGCCTGAGCGAAGATAGATAGTGAATGTTGTGCAATCACACTTACCGTACTCAGTCAGGTCTTCAGTAAATTTTACTGTCCATTGGCATCCAACAAGGAAAAAAGATACGGGCACATTTGGTCTGGTGTTCTTCGTAACCATAGAAGGCTCAAGTTTTCATCGACACGAAGTTGATCACCACCGTAAGCTTTGAGACAAGCATCATAGTATTCCCTTTCAGTTTTACAATCCTGTAGAAGCTTCTCTGCCTTCTTAGGGCCAATGCCTTTCAAGCCAATGATGTTGTCAATACGATCCCCTGTGAGCACCTGTGTGAATAAGTTACGAAGACCTTCTTCCTCAGTAACGTAGTATTCCTCATGCTTCACGAAGTTGTAATGCCAACCTGCAACTTGATCTAGGTCTTTATCAATGGAGACAATCCATCCACCTGTCTTAGTAGCTTCAGTAGCCACTGCATCGTCTGCTTCTGAACCTTCTACCAGTTCTGCCCCAAGGCGCTGGAGATGGGTACGAATAGCATCATAATGCACTGGCCTCTTAGCGCCCTTACGGTTGCCTTTGTAAGGCTCAGTGACTGCTATGTCATTGCGATAGTTACCCTTACCAGTGATGTACGCTTTGTAGTCATCACATTTGAGGTCTTGGTAAACAATCTCATTGACTAGGTGTGACACACGAGCCAAACAAACCTCTTCACTAACATCTTCACTGGCAAAACCTACTCGGTACACTAGAATATCTCCGTCAATTATAGCCAGCTTTGGTTTTTCAACCATTATGGAAGTGCTCGATACGGTGACAGTTTGCACATAACATTACACATTTTGCTAACTCCTTTTCAATCTTAGGCCAGTTTCGTGACTGACCAATGTTAAAGTCTTTCTCTGATGGATCAAGATGATGGAAATCGTATACAACGTCTGGATATTGGTTACCACAAGCGCTACAACAATCTCCCTTCAATTCAACCATCTTACGTTTCAACTTCCGGTTATTCTCTACAATCTGTGCGTTACGCTCTTTTCGCCAATCTGGATTGTTTTCTTTAACAACTCTCCAATTCTTAGCTCTTTGCGTAGCGCAGGTCTTACAAGCGTTACCTTTGGCTGAAAAGGAAGATAGATCTAAGAGCTGTGTACATGAAGGGCAGTACTTTTTACCTTCTGGTATAGGTTTCCCGTCAAATAACAACTCGTAACTCTTTATCTTCCCTTGTTCGTCTCGTTCTTTAATTAGCCGTGTAAACATTAACTTCTCCTAAACTATAACACCAACACTGTAGCATATAGAGTAGGAAAAGTCAACAGTTATTTACGAGGGTTTGCAGCGTCTTGTACGTTTTGCACAAGATGTTCAACAGCGGTAGCTGTGTAAGGTTGATCCTTATCGTTTACTGCGCCGCCTAACGTAACAACATCAGCAACAACAGCAACAGGGATCTCTACTACAGATACAGCAGCTTTTACCACAGAGTTTAAAATACTAAACATTTTGTTTCCTTTATATGATAGCTAACTTAGGACGTTCCTTAGAGAGCGTCATCGTCCGCTGTAGAAGCCTCAGGAACATAGGTAACTACTTCAGTCACCATCAGTGTCTTGATGCTAGGAGCGTTACCGTGCTTAGCTGACATACGGTGTGTATATGAGCCTACAACTGCTACGCACTTAGAGCCATTACCCAAAGACTCAACAGGGACTTCCTTGAGGTTGTCATCAGTAGGTTTGAACAAGTACTTGCTCTTACCGACAATGAAGTTACCTTGTGATTCCTTATGCTTGACTTTGATACCCAAGCTTGTGAGCTTAGCTGCGTCATCATCACTGATGTTGCCAATAGTGCATTCATATTTGTCATTGTCTGAGTTAAAGGCAGTGTTGAAGTTATTCATCCACTTAGTCCAAAACAATTCACCTGACACTTTTACTGGTTTCAAATCTGACATATCTAGTTTCCTTACTTACTTGGTTAGGCCGTAGCCGAGGGTGTTTCTGCGTTAGCAGACGGTGTTTGAGCAACTGCTTGCTCGTCAATCTTCTTCAAGAGAACGAAAGCGCCTGACTTAGTTGGCAGCTCTCCGAGTACTTGAAGAATAAAAGATACTTCGTTTGGTTCGAGTTGAATGTTCATTTGATGTTTCCTTTCATTACTGTACGTTTCACTGTAAATAACTACCTTCCCTACGAGAGATAGCTTCCGCTTCTTCCTCGATGAAATCAAGGGCTGATGAGAGCACCAAGTATACATCAAGGATATCCATATCTGCTGAATGGTGAATCAAGAAACTTTCATCACTTATGTTCAACAAGATCTGTTGTGTTACTTTCGGTTCAATGGGTTTCACGCCAGTTCCTTCCTACTTTATACTCACCGTCTAAGGGGCAACGTAGATTATACGCTAGGCCTGCTTCAATGATTGCTTGCTTACCAGCTTGACCTACTAAGTCAGCGATGTCAGCCTTGCATTCTATCTGAAATTCATCGTGGACATTTGCTACGAACTTAGCATCCCAATTATTTTTCACTATTGTCTCATTTAAGATACACAGCGCCTTCTTCATGACGATTGCGCCTGCCCCTTGAAGTAAGCTATTGAGTGCCGCATGTTCACTACGAACCCAAATCTTACGACCATCAAGCCCCGGTACATAGCCCTTGGACGCATATACGGATACTTTATCACGTAGACGCTTGAGTGCGGGAGTCCCTTTAAGAAAGGCATCGATGAGCTTTTGTCCAGCCGCACTATTACCACCGACAATCGAGCCAATCTTCGCTGGCCCTGCCCCATATAAAAAGGCATAGATGAACGTCTTTGCTTGGTCGCGTGTTTGTAAGTTGGCTGCTTTCTGGTTAACCGTGTGGACATCCGTGCCGTCCTTAGAGCTACCTTCGGTGACTGTCTTGACATAGTTCTCATCCTTCATGTAATGAGCCAACATACGTAGCTCTAATCCACTAGCATCACATCCAACTAGGACGTTACCTTCTTCCACTGTCCAGCACTGACGACATTCAGGGCCATACGGTGAGCCTGAGTTAGGAATCTGTGCCATGTTAGGCTTCATGTGAGTCATACGGCCTGTTACAGCTCCATTGGTGATGACTCTACCGTGAACCCTTCCGTCTTCTCCTACAACCTCTAACCACGACTCAATCTGAGCTATACGCTTACCGAGCATCATGTACTCAGCGATCATACCCGCTATGGGGTACTTCAAACCCATTAAGGTACTCTCATCAACGATAGCTTGCCCTTGAGGATAGTTAGCTGTAGGCTCAGTGAACTTTTTAGGTTTCCACCCAAGACCAATGAGCTTTTCAGCTATCTGCTGTCTAGAGGCAGGGTTAAACACCACAAGCTCAGGCTTGAGAGTCTTCCCTGTCTTCTCAGAGATACGCTCTACCTCGTATGGAGGATACTCTTCCTGCATCCTGTCATTGATAGCGCTCATCTTCCCCTTGAGTTCAACCAATAGACAAGTAGCGTGAATGGTGTCTAGCTTGAACCCATTCTTTTCTTGTTTGGCTATGATAGCTGCTACTTGGTGTTCCAAAGCTACAGAGTCACGAGAAAAACCTTTGGCGTCAATCTCTGATTCTAAGTGGTGGAAGACTTTAACCAACACATCAACGTCCCGCTTACAATAATGCTCAAGCAGAGCCATGTGAGGATTGTCATAACATTCTCCTTTGTATTCCTGTCTACGGCCTTGTAGCCATTCCCATACACGTTCGTACTCAATCTTCGCTAGTTTTAAGGTCTCTCCCCAACTTGCTAGACTGTGCCCTTTTTCTCTTGTTGGTTCGATCAAGCGACTTACCACCAGAGGATCGTAAGCCTTCTTCGGGCCAATCTTCGTCCCCCAGACCTTGTTCAAAATCGGGAAGTCGAACGAGAGACCGTTGTACGCGACCAACTGTGAGGCCTTTTCTAAGTAGGCCGTTAGTCCACTTGGATTGTTCCATACAATTGTTTCTCCTGTGTCAATGTCTTGAGTAACTGCTAAATGGATCGTTTTGTGATCCATAGAAGTTTCTATATCGATTGCTATGCGTTTGTTCATTTTAAGTTTAAGAAGAGCCCGATTTGGGCAAATGAGTATCCTAGCCACATGATACCAGCACCCATGTCACCTTTGAGCCACTGTAGCGTACCTACAACAGCGTAACCGATACCGATAGTACCTACGATAATCATTTCAATCATCACAGTTCCTCCATAGTAACTTCAATCAACGCTGCTAACGCAGCTTTTCGTCCTGTTTTCATTCTGCATATTCCTTCAGATAGTCAATAGCTTTAGCTAGAGTTTCTACATCGTCCTTTGCCTTGCCTAACATGTTGTTACAGTTATAGCACAAAAGCTTTCTTACTTTTCCTGTTGCATGGCAATGATCAATATGTAAGGCTGTGGCAGAGGTCTTAGATTTTCCTTGTGGAGCGTCTTCCTCGTGCACACCGCAAATAAAGCACTTGTACTGTTGAGCTACACGCATATCGTCATACTGCTCAGGAGTCAACCCATACTTTCTTAGGTTTTGAATTCTAATTTTGTTTGGGTTGTTCTTAATCCAGTTACGATTCCCTTGACGATGTATCTCTCGTTTGCCTTCTTTTTCCAAATGCTTCTTGCGACGACAAACCATGCAGGTCGAGTCTTTATATCCTTTACGCTCCCCTGTGGACAGGGTGTGGTAGGAATACGCGAACTTACTGTCGTCCAACTCTTGCTTACAAACTTTACACTGTTTCATAGTTAATCTCCTTAGATCACAACATTATAGTATATGGTCTAAGAAAGTCAAGCGTTATTTACAATGTTTGATCCAACTCAATCATGCGACCTGTAACACTATCATAAAGAAGGTTACAAGCAGGCCCAGTGGCGCCATTAAAGCGGTTTTTAGCGACAGCTACCTTTGTAGTGTTCCGAACTGTGGCGTCTTCGCTCATTGAGTTACGTTCAAGAGTTATGACAGCATCTGAGAGCTGAGCTATCGAGCCTGATCCCCGAAGCTGTGAGAGCGTAACCGCTTGCCCGTCTTCATGGCCTTTATCAGTGCTTGGGCGCTTCAAATGACTAACACAAATTAACGTGATCCCTGTTTCTTGAACAAGGGTACGTAAACGTGTCATCATTAGGTCAATAGTTTTTCGCTCATCAGCAGCCCCATCAAGACCAGAGACAAGGATAGAGAGGTGATCCAGAAAAACCACCCTGCAATCGCAAGCGCGGGCCATGTATCGAATACGATTACAGACGTTATCAATAGCAAGGGAGCCAAAATGGTCAAACAAGAAAACACGATTAGTACCAAGAGTAGCATCAAAGGCCTCCTTTAATTCTCGTTCAGTTACTGGGGTGTCTGGCAGGTGCAACTTTTTATTTGCATGTAAGGACATGATACTCCGCGCTGTCTTTCGCACAGATTCTTCGAGGAACATTCCGCCGATATTCCATTTTGTAGTTTCAAGGATTCGGTATAGTATTTCTCTAAGGAACTGGCTTTTACCCAAACCTGATCCAGCAGTAATAGTAATGAACTCAGCGGATC